ATGAATTCACTCTAAACACCTTTGGAATCCAAAGTGATACCATAAATATAATTGATGATCAGTCTTGGGCAACCGTTTCAAATAACAGCGTCAGCTATAATGCGTATTCTGGAATTCCAACAACTTGAGATGCACATAGAGATTGTGTGATTACATTCTCTGGCATTGATTATAAGGGAAATGTTATTATAGCAACAAGAACTCTAAGACAGTATGCTTTAAATGCAGAAATGACCATAAATCCAACTAGAGCTGATATTGAATATAATGGTTATGTTGATGTAGATGTCACTTTAGTTGGCCCAGCACCAATTCCAGAATTAATTACAAGTGGGTATGCTGATGGTTCTACATATAGCTGATTAAATGAATGGGGTGAAGGAACTACTAGAACAAATACAATGCGTATTGTTCCTCCAACCAATATGAACAATAGTGAGAGATCATTAAGCTATACATTTAAAAGTGAGCCTTTGTATGTTGATTCAACTCTATGAAGATACTTAACGGTTAAGCAAGCTGGGAAGCCAGTTACAATCACACTAGATCCTAGTGAAAGTACAGTAAATAAAGATGCTGGTTCAATTATATACAATATTACTGTTGATGGTGTAAGTCAGTCTTCTTTAAGATATCATACTTCCTCTTCTGATAGTGGAATGATAGCATCTGCTACATTTAATTCAGACAAGACACAATTAACTGTTGTTTATACAGCAAACCCTTTAGTGGCAAACAGAACTGCGACAATAAGTGTTTATAGTGATGAATTAAATGAAAGAGTTACTGGAGAAGCCATTATTACCCAAACTGGAATTGATCCAGTATTGAGTGCTTATGATTTAATAATTGGTTATCATCAATCAAGTGCAACCAATCTAATAACAACTAAGGGTGTTGGTAATTTATCTGTTTCCTTTGAAGGAGATGTAACGATTAGCAATTATTACTTTAGAGAAACAACTGAAGGATATAATTTGATAATCGAAACTCCAAATAATGATACCACTAACAACTATCGCAGTATTGCAACTGTTACTGGTACTGTAACTGAAGGACAATATGAAGGAGAAACAAGAACAATTACATTTAACGTTGTTAAATATGGTATTGAAGCAATTAACATTACCCCTTCATCAAGAACACTTGATTATGGAGAGAATTCAACAACTTATACTGTTGAAGCAATCAATGTAAATAATCTGCAAGTAAGTGTTTCTGGAGATAGTTCTTTTGTTACAAATAAGAGTATTTCTAATGGAATTCTCACTATTACTACAATTGATTTCTCTGCCAAAGTAGCGAAAACTGCAACAATTACTGTTAGTGGTGCTGGTTATACTGGAACAATATCAAGTTCCGCAATTCTAACAAAGTATGGCCCTAATGGAACCATTGTTGCAAGCTCAAAAACTGTTGTTTTCCCAAGATCGGCTTATACCAAGACTGTAACAATTACTGCTGAAGGTATTACTGGTTCAATTACTCCAACTTATACTGGAACAATTAGTCCATCTAATATAAGCTTAAATGGTTCAACGTTGAGTATTGCATTAAATACCAACACTACTGATGGTGATTTAACTGGAATAATTACTCTTACTGGAACTGACTATAAAGGTAATACGATTACTGAAACGATTAACGTTATTCAGAAACCTTATGATTCTTTGATTCAGTTGGATCCATCATCTAAGACAGTTGATAAGCTAGCTGGAACCACAACGTACACTTTAATTACGGAATCTGTTAATTTAAGCACTGCGAATGTTAGTTATAGTGGCCCTTCTATCACAAGTGCTACTCTATTAGGAGATACAATCACAGTTACTTATAGAGAGAATACTATAGTTGCAACTAGAAATAATACAATTACTGTTACTGCAACAGATGTTTATGGAACTTCAGTATCAGCTACTGCTGATTTATTCCAGACTGGTATTGATCCAACAATGACCGCCAGCAACATAAATATATTATCTACACAAGCCAATGCAACTGCGTTTGTCTCTACAAATGGGATTGGACTTCCTGCAACAGTTACATTTGAAGGTAACGTTAATATAACTGATTATAGTATATCTCCTACTACTGGAGGATTTAATATTAATATAGTTACTGCTGATAACTTAACAAATAACTCATTAAGAAGTACAGCTACAGTAACTGGAACCGTTACTGAAGGTCAATATGCTGGTGAAACTAGAACTGCAACATTTATTGTAAACAAGTTTGGACTTGAAGGAACTATAATTATTGATCCTGAGACCTTAACTGTTAAAAAGGCTGGACAAATTGTTGTATTTGATGTTTCTTTAGGTAATATGCAGAATGACACAGTTACTGCATCTACTGGAACATTTAATTCAGACAAATCCAAATTAACGGTTACTGTTGGGACGAATTCATCTTCTTCTGATAGAACAATTAATGTAACTGTTAGTGGAACTGATAATAATGGAAACATCAAATCAGCTACAGCAGTAATAACTCAGTATGGAATTGATCCTTACATTAATATTCAACCTTCGTCTAAGACGATTTCTTATGATGAAGCTATTGTAAACTTTACTATCACTACATCCAAAGTAAGTGGATTAAGTGTTTCAATAGATGGCCCTATTGATGTTACTTCTTATACCTTAGATGGAAATACTCTAAGAATAGTTACTGGAGATAACTTATCAATGGATTGGTTAATGGATACAATCACTATTACTGGCACAAGCGAACTTGGTGAAACGGTTACTGCTACTGCTACCCTATCTAAGTTTGGACTTGGTGGTGGAATCATAGTTGATAACAGTATTGTACTTGGTTCTTGTAATTCACTCGCTGTAATAGAATATGCATTAGATAAGATTAATCCTGATTCAATATATGGTGTTTTTGTAAATGATAATTTCCTTAATCCAACATTCTGAATAGATAAAGATAATCGTAAGATATTCTTTGACTGCGGTACTTCAGGTTATGAAGAAATAACTGGAACATTCTACCTTTATGGAACTGATGAAGATGGTATTCCAAAGGTTGCTACGATTGATATGCGTCAATTACTAAAACTTCGGGATGAGCAAGGACATAGTATTTACAGAGACCTTTATATTATTAATAAAATAAGAAATGTTGGATATAGTGCAGGTAGTGAAAGCTTTAAACTAGAAGCTGAGAATACTACACTTATTTCGGTTACTAATGGAGGTACATTAAATGGAGTATGATCTCAAAACGGTGATACTTATACAGTGACTTATCCAGAGAACACTTCTAATAATGCTCTTTATTCATACATAACCTTTACTGGAATTACATCTACTGGAGAAACAATTGTAAATTCTGCAATGGTTATTCAAGGAACAAATGCATCCAGTGGGCCGTATGTATTTATGTTGCAGCCAGCTTCTCAATCAGTAAAACGCATTGAAGCAAGTGCTAACAACGTTTACTACATTATCAATTCATATAAAGGAACAGAAAATATTGGATATGGCATTTCTGGTTTTGTTCTTACTGGTATATGAGGTGCTAAACCAACTATCGCTTTTTCGGATGGTTATCCTTATGTGAAGGTTCCATTAAATACGCATAAAGCAGAAAGAGAAGCAGTTGTGATGTTTCTTCAAGATGGTTCATATAATACATTAACAGCCAGAATTATTCAGGAAGAAGGTGTTGAACCAAAGGTTAGTCCAATATGAAAAGACTATTCAAACAGTGCAACAACAGACTCATTTATAGAATATCATATCAACTTAGATGGTGATATAATCTATTCTGGAAAAGCTTACAAGTATCCGGATAATTCTAAGATTACTTGGTCTATAAATGAAGCTGTTTCCAACTATCTTGGTAATGGCATTTACTTTACTGATGGTATTCACCAGATTCCAGACTATTCCAAGGATTTCTTTATGGAAGTTAATACTGGTGACAAATATATTGAAACCTTCTATAACTCTTGGGCATATAAAGATACTGATTATTGGCTATCTGATCCGATTGACTTCAGAGTTGACCAGAGACAATGACTTCCAGTCAGCTTCTTATCAACCAATTATGATCAAATAACTGTTAATGGTATAGTTTATGCTGCTCTTAAAGAGAATGATGGATGGACTGTAATGACAAGACTTGGAAAGTATATTCTCGATTGTAATGCTGGTGTTTCAGTAATTGGAGCTGATGGTAACAGACTTAATTACAAGATCGCTTCTGGTGATTATGTTCTTTATTACTCAAATGCTTATGGTGGATGGGATTCTTTACTATGTAATGGAACTTCCAGAAAGACCGATAATATTGAGCATTTAAACTACAGAAGAAAGTCTGCTAACCAATCTCAATTCAGTAAGATCAATTATCAGAACAATATTACTCCTACTTGGTCTTTAAATACTGGAATCAATATAGATGGTTCAAAGATGTATCATTTACTTGAATCTACTATGGTTTACTTGCACAATCTTGAAACTAATGAAATAATTCCAGTTGTTATTACTAACTCTAGCTGTGATTATTTGAACTATACTAACAATGGTAAGAAACCTTACTACTACACAATAACAGTTGAGGAATCTAATCAAAAATTACGCAAATAATGAAGGATATTAGGCTTTACATTGCCAATAAACTTGTAGATTGTACGGATGGAATAAGTCTTCCAATGACATACCAGTTGGAAGACTTTTCCAACCCTACATTAGTGAAGAATAGCTTCTCTAAGACAATCTCAATTCCCGGCACTAAGAACAATAATAAGATATTTGGAGAAATCTACAAATTGGATAGAATGCAGCACTATGAAGAGTGAACTGGTAATCCACAACTCAATGGAATTAACTTCGATCCATCTAAACGAGTAGATTTCCAAATTTTCAAAGATGCAGACTTAGTTGAGTCTGGTTATATGCAATTAAATGACATCTCTATTCAAGAGAACAACATAACATATAATATCACTTTATATGGTGGTATTGGTGACTTCTTCTATGGCTTAAAATACAAAGAAGACGGAACCTCAAAATCACTAGCCGATATCCGTTACTTTATTGAGGATGAAAACGGTAATGTACTTGAAGAAAAGGATGAAATGAACTTTGAAGTCAATAAAGAATTTGTAAACGAATGCTTTAATAAAGACTTCAACGTTGAAGGCAATCAATTAACAGATACTATTACATTCATTCCTGCCTATAATGGTGTATATGATGATTTTGATTCTTCTAAATGTTTGGTAAATACCAATGGTTTAACTACTGAAATATTCCCAACCTCAAAAGAAGATGGAGGTACAACTTATACTACTGTAAATGGTTTTGGATTGGCAACATTGGATGGATCTTATACTGAATGAGAAACAAGGGATTTAAGAAGCTTTTATCAAAGACCAGCCATTAAAGTAAGCAAGTTAATTCAAGCAATTTGTAGAGAAGAGAACTCTGGATACAAAGTCACTTATGATGAAACGTTCTTTAATGAACGTAATCCTTATTGGTCTAAAACATTTGTTGCTCTACCTCTATTAACATCTAACGAAAATGTGACAGATGAAGAAATTGGAACATTGAACAACATCTATCAGATAAATACTGAATCATATAAGTATGCTCAGGTTGATCCAAATTATGGTAAAAACTTCGTTACTGGTGGTGTTGGAATAACCATTCCAGATACAACGGTTGATTCAAATGGAATTATCACAATTAATGATTGGACTCCAACTACAACAATCAATTTAAATGTCTCATTTAGAATGTGATGCCATTTAAACAGTCTTCCACAACAAGGAGCTGGTGCAGAAACAATGAACTTCTCTTATGGTAGAGTTGGATCTGGTGGTGCTTTTATGTATCGTCAAATTTATTCTAATTACTTGGTTGTTGTTGATGCTGACACAAATGAATTCTTGGGTTATTCTACTGTAGAACAAATAGAAGATACTTATTGGAGTAAGTATTCTCAGCCAATAAAGCCATTTGATAATGCTACAGTTAATAGACGAGTTGGTAACTTGAAGAAATCAACTGACTATGACTATTACTTCCAGACAGATAGTGAACAAAACGAATTCACACTAAAGATTAACAACTGTAAGGTTAGCCAAAGATTTAGCATATTCTTAGTTACTCAGATTGATATCGGATCAAGTAATCCGGCATTAGTTAGTGACCAAAAGTTCTATGTTTCTTCTACTTGAGGATATAACGTTAAAGCACAAACTGATTATTGGGGTGAAAATGTACTAACTGCTGGTGAAGCCAAATTAAACAACTATGAAACTACTACTGGAGGGTTTGCGTTTGAAAAGAAATCAGTTCTTAAAACAGATAAAACACCTGCTGACTTCTTACTTGATTATACTAAGTTATTTGGATTGTACTTCATAAAAGATAGATATGAAAAGTCTATTTTTATCTGTACCAGAAATACCTTCTTTAATGGCCAAGTAAATGATTGATCCAAGAGAATAGATTATTCAAAAGACCTAACAATCACTCCGATTCTGTTTGATAAGAAATACTATCTAATGCAGTTGAATACTCCAGAGACTAAAGATGCATTGAGATACAAATCACAATATACTCAACAGTACGGACAGCAACGTTTATCTACTGGATACAACTTCAACTACGATTCTGACAATTTCTATGATGAAAATATTTATCAACAGATAGTTCCAGTAATTGATTCTGATAGATTATTCCGGAACTTCTATGACTCAAGTTGGAATCCAGTTCCAGCTTGATTGGCAGATAATGCTTCTTATGAATTGTTCAATGGCAGTGAATCTACTAGTATTGATTTATATGGTAGAAATCTTATTGATGCTTCCAGAACAGTAGAATGATATGGAAGAGGAATGGATGTTTGGGCAAAATCATCTTTCTTTAGTTTGGATACAGATGAAAAGAACTTGGTTGAAATCGAATCTGCACTATTGATGTGAAATGGAATCAAACCAATGACAGACTTATCTGGAAACAGTATTAATTTCTGAATTACAGATAATCTTGATGAAATGGATGAACTAAACGATAGTGATCCTTGTTTCATTTACACTGAAAGTGAATACGATATAAATAACAGAAAGATTGCAATTAAAGTCAATCAACTTCCACAGTATCTGAATTGTTCTATAGACACAAGTAGTAATGTTACTTACTCACTTGATTTTGGACTTCCGAAGGAGATTTATATGGGTAATATGAACTACTCCGAAGATGCTACAATATATGCTAATTTCTGGAAGAAGTTCTATAACGATCAATTTAACATAGATACAAAAAAGGTTACTTGCTTCGTTAAACTTGACAATATGAATCAAGATTTCCTTAGAGAGTTCTATTTCTTCGATAATGCCATTTGAGTCTTAAACAAAGTAGATAGTTATGATGTAAACAGTGATGCTACTGTTAGATGTGAATTCATAAAGGTACAAGATGTTAATAATTACGTTAATGGTGTAACTACATTCTAGAAATGGCTGAGGAAATAGTTAGAATTATAAGAGTAGATACCAAAAATAGTGGAAAATCTATCAAGGATCTACGGAATGAAATTAAATCACTGAAAAGTGAATTAGATAAAGCTGTTGTAGGTTCTGAAGAGTTTGAGTCAACCCTTAGAAAGTTGACTCAGACTCAAAAGAGCTATAATGAAGTACAACAGCAAATAAAAGATTTATCAAGGACTAATCAGCAGGATATGCTCAACTTTGCAAAGTTTGCAAGTAATCTAGGTAAATCGTATTCTGCTTTAAATGCTGCCGTTGGATTATTTGCCGATAAGAACGAAGATGTTCAAAAGGCAATGCTTAAAGTCCAAAGAACAATCCAATTAATACAAGGACTTGATGGAATTACTGGCCTAATTAGGGATATCCCCAAAGTTGTTGCTGGATTTAAGAGTTGGGTTCAGGCTCTAAATCCTCTTGAAAGACAGATTGATAGAATTGCGAAAGGTATTAATGGGATTGATCCTGCTAAAGCCAGAGCAATGAATGAAGCCGGTAGAGCTGGACAAGGTGGAACTAATGTAACAGCTACTGCTGGTGGTAGTGTTAGGGATAATATTGAAGCCGAGAATAGAGAATTAGAGAAACAGACCAAACAGTATTATCCTGCATTAATTAATCAAAGAAAGCAGCTTTCTAAAGAATGGAAAGATGTTGGTGCTCAATTAGAGAAGCAAACTCAGTTTTTACAAGACTTAGATAAAGTCCAGAAAGACTTGTTAAACACCTATCCTACATATATAACTCAATTAAAAGAACAAAATCCAGAACAATACTTGGAACTTGTTACGAAAGAGTTAACCAAGATGGGATATTCTGCGGAAGAAGCCAATGCTACTCTACTCGCACTAGCTAAAGGAGGTTATCAACAAACAATTGAGCAAACTAAGGCTGCTAGAGAGGCTTTTGAAAGAGTAAACGCTGAAATTAAACTTCAGGAAGCATCTATGGGAAAGCTTGAAAAGGCTTTTATGAAGATGGGAAAGACTGGAGCTATTGCATTCGATATGCTCAAAACAGCTTTATACTCTATAGGTATAGGAATTCTTATAACTGCAATTGTTAAAGCTATTGATTATATTGGAAAACTTATAGAGAAGGCTGGTGAATGAAAAAAGATTAACAAGGAAATTTCTGAATCCACAAATCAAATTGGTTCAAAACAAGTTGTAGTCCTCAAAGAACTTGCAATAGCATATAACAAACTTGGTGATTCTGCTGAAAGCAAGAGGAAGTTTTTAGAGAAATACAGCGAGAAAATCAAAGAAACTGGCATTTCTATAGACGATCTTAAAAAGGCAGAAGATGTATTTGTAAATAATACAGACAAGTACATTAATGCTATAATGGCTAGAGCTAAGGCTCAAGCAACCGAAAATGCAGCAATTAAAATCTATGAACAGTATTTAAATGATGCTTACGATAGAGAACAGAAAGGCGAAAAACTAACGTTCTGACAGAAATTAGCTAGTGGGCAATTCATAGGACAGCCAGATATGCATTCCAAAGTCACCCAAAGCTATCTTGAAAAGAATAGAGCAAAAGCTAAGAAGGATCTTGATCAGATGGAGAAGGATATGAATGAACGTCTCAAAAAGATGTTTGAAGATGTTGCCAAACTTGAACAAGAGTATTCTGGAATATTTGGTTCTATAACTTCTGGTGGAGGTGCTAAAACTGATTGAGCAAAAGAATATAAAGAAGCCTTAGATGCTCTCAGAAAATATACTGATGATTATTTGGACTTTATGAAAGATGCCAGAACTAAAGAACTGGATGATAATCGTAAAGCTTATGAAGAAGACTTTAATAACTTAGAGGATTACTATAAAAGAGGTATTGAAGCTGCTCAAGGTAATGCTGATAAGATTGAAACCATTCGTAAAGAAAGAGCAGAAGCTGTCAAAAATCTTCAACTCAAATATAAACGGCAAGAGTTGGATATAATTGAGAAATACAATGATGAAGTATTTAATAGAGAAAAGGCTGCATTAGACAGACAGTATAGTTTACTTGAAAAGCAATTAGAGAGAAATAGACGTTTATATGATACTGCCAATCTAAAAGAGCCTAAGCAAGTAAGTTATCAGACAACATATAATCAGAACCCTCTGCCACTTGGACTTGGTAGAAACTGGATGAGTGTTTACCAGACTAAAGATCAAGTAGAACAACAGTATAAAGACCAAGTAAAATACAACGATGAGTTCTTAAGATCAACTAAGATCAGAATAACAAAAGAGAATGAACTGTTAAATGAAGAAATCAGAACTCTTACTGAAAAGGCAAAATTACTTCAAGAACAATTAAATAATACCGATTTAAATGATCTTGATAAACAAAAAGAGCTTACTGATCAATTAATTGATTTAGACAATACTCTATTCACAAATAAGCAAACGATAGCTCAAAATGAGATTGCACTTGATAATGCGGTTCTTGAAAATGAGCAAGCCAACCTTGATGCTTATTTGGATATGCAGGATAAGAAGAAACAAGCTCTTGAAGGTGTTTTAGATGTTGTTTCTACTGCTTCTGGTGCATTAGCTTCTATGTTTAGAATGGAAGCCAATAATGACCAAAAATCTCAAGAACAGAGAGAAAGAGCATTAAAGGCTTATAAAGCATTTGCAATTACACAAGCTATTGCAGATACTTGAAAAGGTGCTAACGAAGCTTATGCTGCTATGGCATCAATTCCTTATGTTGGACCAGCTTTAGGTATTGCTGCATCTGCTGCTGCTGTAATTGCTGGTTTAGCCAATGTAAAGGCAATTATGTCAGAATCTATTTCAAGTAGTTCTCAATCGGCTTCAGTAACTGCTCCAGCACCTATGCAAACTGCTCCAATTGAGTACACAAGAAATCTTGTTGGAGATAAGGAGCTTGATGAAATCAATCAACCTATTAGATGCTATGTACTTGAGCAAGACATTTCAAAAACTCAAAATAAGGTCAAAGTAACTGAACAGAATGCAACATTCTAAAAAGTTTACAAAAGTCCTTACACTTATATTTTATGGCGATTATGGAAAAAAATCTACCAATTTATTATGCTGAAATCACTAGTGATGATGAGGGAATTTTCTCCATCTCACTAGTTGATTTTCCAGCCACTCAAAGAAATTTCGTCTGTTTCAATGAGGATAAGGCTATTCAGTTATTTTCGGTTCAGGATGAAGAAGAGCATATAGTATCTGGAGTTGTTATGTCTGCCAATACTCCAATTTATAGGCGAGATGAAAAAGGTTTTGAATATTTTATAGTTTACAAACCTGAAACCATTAAACTGATGGCCGAAAAAATGTTAAAAGATAACACTCAGAATCAAGTGGACTTAATGCACAATGGAGAACTGATTGGATCAGTCAATCTAATTGAGTTATTCATTAAAGATTCATCTAAAGGAATCAATCCTTCTTATATGGAAGATGTTCCAGATGGCTCTTTAATGGCCACATATAAAGTGAGAGATGAAAAGATATGGGAAGCTATTAAATCCGGTAAACTAAACGGATTTTCTTTAGCTGGCTTGTTCTCAATCGAAAAAGAAGATTCCGAGGAAAGAGATTTACAAGAGATTTTATCACAACTTAAAAAACTAAGAAAAATCAAGTAATGAGTAAGCTTGCTAAAATTCGTTTACAGCTTTCCCAAATTCTTGCATCCTTTAGTGAACTCAAAACAGACAAAGCTATCCTTTACTGGCCCACTGATGAGGAAATCAGAGAAGGTCTTGAGGTCTATGTCTTAGATGAAAACGGAGAATATTCTGAAGCTCCAGATGGTGAATATGCTGATGAAGCAGGAAACACCATTGTTGTTAAGGATGGCAAAGTTGAGTCCATTACTCCTAAAGCTGAAGAGCCTGCTGTTGAAGAGACCGTTGAGGAAACAGTAGTTGCTGAAGAAACTCCAGCTGAGGAAGTTGAAGCACCCTCTGGTGCTGAGGAACCAGTTCCTGATGCAATTGAGGAAGTACGCAAAGAAATCAATGAGCTTTATGATATTGTTGACAAGCTCGTTAAGAAAGTCGCTGAACTTGATAGCCGTTTAGGTGAATCCAATGAACGTCTAGAAAAGATGAGCAAGATGAGTGCTGCTAATCCAGCAGAAGTAGATATTGAAACAGCGGGATCTACCGCTAAAACTAATAATAAGACATTTGATGCTGCGTTAGAGGGAATTAAGGCAGCTCGTAACTTTAAAAACAATTAATTAACTATGGCAAATTCTCCTATTATGACTAGTCTCCCTGAGTATGTTGAACAACGGAGACTCCCTTTAATTGCAGCTGCCGTTCTTGGTGGAGATACTGCAAAACTTTTTAACCTTCAGACCGATGTTAAGACTTCTGCTGCTCTTAACCTCTTAGCTACAGATGTAGAGTTCGGTGATGGTTCCACTTGTGGTTGGGACGAAGCTGGAACTCAGACTCTTTCTCAGAGAATTCTTGAGACTGGTCTTATCAAGATCAATATGGGTTACTGCGATAAGGTAATGCTTAAATACTGAACTCAGTATCAGGTTCGCGTTGCTGCTGGTGACAAGACTCTTCCTTTTGAGGAATATTTCATTAACGAGGTTATCAAGGACGTTAAAGCCAAGCTTGAGAAGGCTATCTTCCAAGGTGACAAAGATTCTCAGGATGAGAATCTTAACAAGTTCAATGGTCTTATCAAGATTCTTGGTGCTGAATCTGATGTTGTTTCCTTTACTAAAGGTGCTGATGTAGCTGCTTCTATTCTTGCTGCTTATATGGCTATTCCGGAGGAAGCTCTTGATGGTGCTTCTATCCTTGTTGGTGCTGATGACTTCAGAGAGTATGTTCAAGCTCTTGTTGCTCAGAATCTTTATCACTATGATCCTAATGTCCCCGTTGACGTAGTTTACATTCCTGGTACTAACGTAGCTGTTCGTAAAGCTAATGGTCTTAACGGTACTCACAAACTCATTGCTGGTCAGCTTGATAAGAACTTCTTCTATGGCTGCGATATGGTTAATGACGAGGAAAAATTTGAATTCTGGTATTCTAAGGACAACCGCGAGTTCCGTCTCGCTATCGAATTCAACGCTGGTGTTCAGGTTGCATTCCCTGATATGGTTGTTATGGGTGACACAAAGTAGTTTAACATTTAAAAATATATAATTATGGCATTTGCTGATTGCGCTAGTATTACCCTTAAGGGTATTATGATGGATTGCTCCAATTCGATTGGAGGTATCAAAAGAGTTTGGCTTGCCAGATATAGTGATATTGCTTCTGTAACTATCGGTGACATTACAGAGTCTGGTAGTTCTTCTGTTGTTCTTGGAAAGGGTGTTACCGCTATTTCTCTTAAGAGCGGTGGTGAATGATACGAATATCAATTCCGTAAGAACACTGGTTCCCTTACTTCTACTCTTAATGTAGATGAAAACAACGGAAACAACTATATCACTTCTGAGCTTGCACTAGTTTTCTCAAAGATGGAAACCAAGAAACGTATGGAAATGGCTGCTCTTGCAGTTGGTGCTGTTGTGGCAGTTGTTGAAGATTCCAACGGTAAATTCTGGTATCTTGGTTATGATGATTATGTGAGTGCTTCTGCTGGTACTGGAGAAACTGGTACTGCTAAAGAAGATCGTAATGCTTACACTATCACTCTTTCTACCGATTCTGCTGAATGGCCTTATGAGCTTTCTGAAGCTGCTATTGCTTCTGTAGTCGGTGAATAATTTCCTACAATATAACATTAATTCAAGAGTCTAGGCTAGGCAAACAGCCTAGGCTCTTTTTTCATATAAACAAGAGAATATGGCAATAGTTTTTAAAACTCCTATTTCAACACTTAACACAACTACCAAAGATATTCAGAATATTAAACAAGGTGATTGTCCTCCTTGCCCTGAATGTCCAGAAGTTAAGTTGGAAAGTGGTGAAGCAAATTATACAGAGAACGGAGAATATACCTTAACTCCAAAGGGTGATGGATTCTCCAAAGTAGATATTACGGTGAATGTTGATACCGAAACTCCATATAATGAAGGTTATGCTGCTGGGGAAACTGCTGGTATTGCTACTGGTAAAGCTGAAGGTATCGCAGAACAGAAAGCTAAACTTACTTCTGGAACCTTTGTATCTAATGGAACATATACAAGAGAGGATGGTTATAATGAGGTTACGGTGAATGTACCTTCTGATGTTAACAATCAAGACAAGACTGTTGATCCTTTGCTTAAACAGTTCACCATAACAGCTGATAATGGATATTCTGGACTTGGACAAGTAACCATTAATGCGGTTACTTCTGCTATTGATTCCAATATTCAGCCTGAAAATATAGTAGATGGTGTTACTATACTTGGTGTTACTGGTGAATATACTCCAAATACAACTAACATTGATATAACTGAAAACGGACGTTATGATGCACTTTCAGCTGGATATGATGGATATCAGAATATCAATGTAAACGTACCTATGCCTACTTTAGCTAAAGGAAAATATAATGCTGAATCTATTGGTATCGCTACAGTTGAACCAAGCGTTGATGGATTTTCTTCTGTAGATATTATAGTCCCTACTGATCCGATTGGTTCTGGATATAATCCATTTATAAATATAGAAACAGTTCTTAATACTGATTTTGAGGAAGGTTATTTTGAAGCAAGCATAGCATCTGGAGAAATTAACAGAACAACTGGTTATTATGATGCTGTTGAACATAATGGAACCGTATTTCATATTAAACCTTATTTAGATAATCCAGATTATGATCCAGAGAATCCTGATTCAGATGTTCCAGAGTTTATTTTCCCAGAAGACTTTGATTTAACTGATAAATACATTATTATTTCATTCAATAAAGCAAACGTCTCTCAAATAAATAATCAAACTAAAGCTCCACTTCTAAGAGCTGCAATAATTTATGAATTTAACGATTGTACCTTAGCTGCAATTGATTATGATTTTGAACCTTATAATTGGCCTTTTGGAACTTTAGATGTAACTGAAAACGGAACTGTTGATCCTACTGGATATGCTGTAATAAACGTTGATGTTCAGCCTACTTTACAAACCAAATCGGTTACACCTTCAGACAGACAGCTAGTAGTTACACCTGATAGAGATTATGATGGTTTATCTGAAGTGACTGTTTCTGGAGTTACTGCTGCAATTGATCAGAACATAACAGCATCTAATATTAAGAATGGAGTTACTATTCTAGGAGTTACTGGAACTTATGATCCTCAACCTTCGTTAGAATCTAAGACTGCTTCTTATACTGCTAATGGTACTTATACTATTACTCCTTCTACTGGATATGATGGTATGAGTGATGTTGAGGTTACTGTAAATGTTTCTGGTGGTAGTGGAACTCAATGCCCTGATTGGAGTTCTATTGGATGGGATTGTAGTGATGTTACTGGTAGTGGAATTGATGCTGATTTGGCTTATACTGCTCAAATTAAAACTGAATATGAGAACGGTAGAGGACATTTAGGAAATGCAGATAGATTAGTATATGCTCCTAAAATAACAAACCTTCCAAATAATTGTTCTGAGTTTTTTGTAAACGATTCAAAACTTCGATATGTACCATTGCTTAATACATCTAATGTTACCGATATGCAAAGGATGTTTGCGTATTGTAGTATGTTAAAAACAGTACCTCTGTTTAATACTTCTAATGTAACTAAGATGAACAGTATGTTTACTAGCTGTAGTAATCTTGAATATATTTCTGCATTTGATACATCCAACGTAACTAATATGAACGGTATGTTTCAGCGTTGTAATATCCTATCAACCATACCACTATTAGATACTTCTAGTGTCACTGATATGAGTTATATGTTCAATTACGCCAAAATGCTAAATGGTGCTAATCTGCCATTATTAGATACATCCAATGTAACTAATATGGAGGGTATGTTTAGTGGTGTAAACGGACAATATCTTACTACAATTCCACAATTTAATACGTCTAAAGTTACTACAATGAAACTTATGTTTGATGGATGTGATTACTTGACTACAATACCTCAGTTAAATACAGCCTCAGTACAATCTGTTGATGGTATTTTTGGACAGTATTCTTATATGGCTTGTACAGCATTAACTACCATTGGTGGGTTTGTCAATCTTGGAAAAGGCTTTATAAGTACTGGAACAGCAAACGATCATAGACTCAACTTACAATGATCTACAAGCATAACCAAAGAATCCATTATGAACGTAATCAACAATCTTGCAGCTCCAGATAATACTGATATTACTGATGCTACCCTTAAGTTATCTGCTGCATCCTATGCTCTCTTATCTGCTGATGATATCGCTATTGCTACTGCTAAACGCTGGTCTGTTGTTTCTGCTTAATATTAAATACTATGGAAAGAATTAATAATCAAAAATTTATCAAAGTAATAGCTGCTGAAGGCTATGTACTTACTACATATAAAGAAGGAGATGATATTAGAGAATTCAACTATTTTAGTGAAGGTGCTCTACCATTATCCTATAATATAGATGACATTAGAGAGATTCCTATTGCTGAAGCGGAAGCTCTAAGTGCCCAAGCAAGAGAAGCTTTTGAATCCGATAACTAATGATTGCATTAAAGAATACTACCAATAATCAAATATTCTACATAATCCATAAAAAGATGGATGGAGAATCCGGTTGGGATTTATCTAGGTTAGATGTAGAATATACAGAAAACGGTCAGTATTCTATTGTCCCTCCTGCTGGAATTGATGGTTATTCGTCAGTGAACGTTACTGTAGATGTAGATTGCAAGGAATGTAACTTGACTACATCTACAGTTACAATCACTGGAGATGGAGAACATACAATCGCTCCACCTTCAGGATACGATGGATTTTCTGAAGTAGTAGTTAATGTTGAATCAGAATGCAATGAGTGTTATGATCAAGGTGTTGCTGATCAGAAAGCAAAATTAGCTTCTACTACATTTACAGAAAATGGAACCTATAACAGAGAGGATGGATGGAATACTGTACAAGTTAATGTAGATACAGTTACACCATATAACAACGGAGAAAGAGACGGAATAGATGAACAGAAAGCTAAGTTAACTTCTTTAAATGTAACACAAAACGGAACTTATCGTAGAGAAGATGGTTACAATGAAGTTGTAGTTGCTGTACCTCAGTTAGACAACTGTGAAGAGTGTAGACAAGCTGGAATTCAAGAACAGAAATCTAAATTAACTGAACTCCAAGTAACCGAGAATGGTGAATACGAAAGAGAAGATGGCTATAATAGAGTTGTTGTAGATGTTGATTTAGATGGCCCATATAATGAAGGTAGGGAAGATGGTGCTGAGGAACAAAAGGCCAAAATGACTTCTGGAACGTTCACAGAAAACGGAACATATAATAGAGAGGACGGATATAACCAAGTAATAGTAAATGTTGATACGGTGACTCCATATAACAATGGATATGCAGATGGTAAAGAAGACGGAATTGAAGAACAGAAAGCAAAATTAGGTACAATTACTATTACTGAAAATGGAACTTATACAGCTGAAAATGGCTATAAGAGTGTAACAGTTAATGTTGCAGCAGATTGTCCTGAATGCGACAATTGTCCAGATCTTACTCAAATAGGTTGGACTTGTGAAGATGTTGAAGATTCTTATATGAATCAAGATATTGATTACAGTGAATCACTTTGAACTGGAACTAACACCTATAAAAACGATATTGACTTAGTTATTGCACCTAAAATCAATTGTTTATCTGAAAGCACTTTTAGTGGATGCACTCACTTAACCTATGTTCCCACTTTAAAGAACTGTGCTTATCAATATGATGGATCGTTAAATTATGCTTTTTATAATTGTAGCAATTTAAGAAGTGTAGCAACCATTAAGAACTGTGATTATGTTGCTTCTGTTACTGGAATGTTCGGAGGTTGTACTGCTCTAACCAACATTAGAGGTTTTAACAGACTTGGTTACAACTTCTACAAACCAAACATAACTCTTGATTTATCTGCCAGTACACACATAACACATACTGCAATAATGAATGTTATTAGAAGTGTTGCTCCTTCTAGAATATCTACTGTAACCAATATTTTAAAGGTTAGCTATACAACATATTCTCTACTGTCTGATTCAGACATTGAAGAAGCTACAGCAAAGAGATGGTGCATTACAACCACCACTTAACAGAATAAGAGAGTCCTTTGTGACTCTCTTTTTTGTTTTCTTACTAAATGATATGTTTTTATATTTTACTGCGAAGTTGATGTAAAACCTTGTAAAATTACAGAAAATTAACGAAAAATGATTTATACTTTTTTAATTCAGAACACAACCTCTAAACAAGCATATAGCTGGATACTAGAGGATTTAACTCCGCAGTCAATTTACCATAAATTTAACATTGCTTTGGAGGAAGGAATGAAAGATGGGGAATATGAATACCTTTTAATAGAGAATCCGAATCAGTTGGAAATAGAGATTAACCTTAATGACCTTTGAGAGAGCTATCTTATTGGTGGAGAAACTATTGTTGAAACTTTCGGTGTATTAAAGATTGGTGATACCAAGTGTCACTTACATTACGATAAGGAACAAAGTTATATGCAGTATGGAAAGTAAGATAGTACAGTTATCCGCAATTGATCCGGTACTCACTACTAATGTACCAGAATACGTAGAAGAAAAGGTTAGAGGAAAAGAATATATTTCTTATGGGAAGAACAATCTCTTCCCTAATTATTTGTGAGACTTATACAACACAGTAGCTTCTTTACAGTCTATTATTAATGGAACTGTTGACTTTATATGTGGAAACAATATTGTATTTAGAGATAGAGATAATGTTGTAAATGCCAAAGGAGAAACCATTCTTGATATAGTTAGAAAGATTGCTGTAGATAAAATGATTTTTGGTGGATATGCTCTACAGATAATCCGCAATATGGCTGGTGATGTAGCAGAAATCTATGCTCTTGATTTTATGAAGGTCAGATCTGATGAAAAGAATGAAGTATTCTTCTACTGTGAAGATTGGTCTAAATGGGGTGCAAAGTCACTGATCTATCCTAAATTCGGAATTAATGATACCAATCCAACTAGCATCTACTATAACAAAGGTTCTATTACCAGAAGTGTATATCCTACTCCTTTATATGGTGCTGCTCTTGTTGCTTGTGAGCTTGAGAAGGCAATTAATGAGTTCCATTTAAACAACATAAATAATGGATTTGCAAGCAATCTGATTATTAACTTCAATAATGGTCAGCCAAACGAGGAACAGAAGAAGGAAATTGAAAAAGATGTTACTGAGAAGTTCAGCGGTTATCAGAATGCTGGTAGAATCTTACTTTCCTTTAATGATTCAGAAGATAATGCAACTAAAGTAGAAAGACTTAACGGAGATGATTTTGATGATAAGTATAGTGCATTATCTGAACGTAGTAGAGAACAAATCTTCACAGCATTTAGAGCTACCCCAAATCTTTTTGGGTTCCCAAATCAGACTACTGGCTTTAATGAGCAGGAATATCAATCTTCATTTAAGCTTTATAATAGAACGGTTGTAAGACCTATTCAAAACGAGATTGTAGATTCCTTTGATAAGATACTTGGAACTAAAGGTTCTATTGTAATTACTCCATTCAGTATAGAAACAAATGTTGAAAATTCAGTGAACTAGGCTAATCCCTTATGTTATATGTTTTGTACTTGGAGTATTCTTATACAAAGGATGCAATGATACAAAGCAATTAAGAAGTGAACTAAAGACATATAAGCAAGAAAATTCGGAGTTAATTGTCAAGATAAATAAACTTACAAAAGACAATGAAACTCTTTTAAACGATGTAGATATTTTTGAAAATCAAATTGACAGTTTGGAAAGTCAAATAAAAATAGCCAAGAAACGCAAAAATAGGCTGGTAGAGACGATCAAATATGTTGAGGTGAGCAATGACACTATAAAAAATTTTGTTGCATTAAATGCCCAGAATGACACCATTATTCGGAAATTTGAAAAGCTTGTATCTCTAAAAGATTCTGTGATCTTCAAACAGAACTTAGTAATCCAAAATGATAATGAAGTACAGAAGCATCTAAAAGAGATGTTGGAAGCAAGGGATAAGAAAGTTCAACAGCTGAATAAGGAAATCATTCTAGAAAAAAGGAAAAAGATGTTCTGGCAAGCTACTACTGCTGGACTTGGAATAGCATTAACAATCGTTTTGATATAATGGCAAATACATATAGAGACGTTTTATTTATAAGCGAAGACTACATAAAGAGTGAGTCAATGCTTGATGATAACACTTCTGGAAAGTTCCTTTTAACTGCAATTAAGCTTGCTCAAGATGTTGAACTTAGAAGTGTTTTAGGAAAATGTCTGCTGGAGACACTTCAACAGAAGATTTTCGATAGAGAGATAGAAGATATTGAGAATATGGATTACAAAGATCTTTTGGATATCTATATTGAACCATTCCTGCTTTATCAGGTTCTTAGCGAAGTCATCATTCCAGTAAGCTACAAGATGTCCAATTTTGGATTGATGAGAGCTGATGATGAAAAAGACTATGCAGTTGATAATGGACAAATTAATCTAATAAGACAATACTACCAAAATAAAGCAGATGTTTATAAGAAGAGGCTCCAAACCTATCTTTGCAGTAACAAGGAGAAGTTTCCAGAATTAGATGATTGTTGTGATGTGAACCTTTATTCTTCTCATTCCAACGGCATTTGGCTTGGTGGATATAGAGGAAAGGTTCTTGATAAAGATTGTTGCGACAAATGCTAACTTATTGGAATGTTATTGAGGAATTGAAGAAATCAGCATTGGAGGAGCCAAATATAAACTTTGCTGGAAGCAAGGATATATTTAACTTAAATTCAATTCCAGATATAGATTACGATGTTTTCTATATTACTCCAAACCAACATAGATGAGATGAGGATACAATTAGATACTCTCTGAATCTTTATTATATTTCTAGATGGGATGAAACCGATAATAATCAGTTAATCATCCACTCCAGAGGTATGATTAAACTTCAGAATATTGTAAACCGCTTTAATGACAGATTTCCAGAAGTACAGATAAACTATCCGGGAACATTTACCCTATTCTATCAGAAATTCAAGGATATGACTGCTGGTGTTTACCTCACTTTGGAATTTACATTACCATCAGTTCTAGCCTGCGATTATGAAGAATACTAATTCAACTAAAGAAGCCGTTAAGGAGTGTGTTCTTCATAATGGGTGATTCATATTATTTTCCTTAATTGCAATTGGCTTGATTATAGGTTCCTTCTTTGTTCCACCTATGGGTGTGATTGATGGAAGTGTTCTAGCAGCCGTTGGAGAAATCTTTGCATTTGCAGCTTTAGGAACTGTAGTTAAAGCTATTGATAAGGGTGTAGATGCTCAAGTTCAGCATAATAATACAACCTTAACAATTGGAGATATCAATAAACAACAAGAACAAAATGATACAGACTCAGAATTTTAATCAATCTGAATTAGAATATTCCTACACAGCAAATAAGTTCGGAATAGACAATAGCATACCTCCACAGTATATGCAGAATGCTCAAGACCTCTTAAATGCCTTGCAAATAATAAGAGATGCATTAGGCAAGCCAATAAAAATAACAAGTGGATATAGATGTCCAAGATTGAATCAGTTGGTTGGCGGAGTATCTAATTCCAGCCATATGAAAGCTTGAGCTGCTGATATACAAGTTGAGGGAATGTCTGCTAAGAATCTTTATTATTGATTAGCTGGATTCCTAATTGGAAGAGGAATGAAGTTTGGTCAATTAATCTATGAAAAGAGTGCAACTAAGACCTGAGTACATTTCAGTATAAGAGATACTAGTGGTCAAAGATGCCAAATAAAAGAACTTAATGTGTAGAGATAGTAAACAGTGTAAGATGTTAAATCAACCATCTAAAAGGAAGGTTAGAAGTAAATCTTATTTGAAATACCAAAGATACATAAAAGGCAAATCATTTAAACAGATAAGAGAACTAGTGTTAGAAAGAGATAACTGAAGATGCCAATGTTGCGGAAGAAGAATTGAGGATGGAATCGGATTAACAGTACATCACAAAACATATGAGCATCTATATAATGAAAAGGAGCATCTAGAAGATCTTATCTGTTTATGTGAAATTTGTCATAAGGCAATTCACAGTGCTAAAGGTAATATTAAGAGATTCCGAAGACCTGATGAAGATAATTAAAAAAATTCAAAAAAATATTCAAAAAATTTTGTTTTTTAAATAATTATTCGTATATTTGCATAAAGAAATTCTCGAAGATCTAATAATTGCATAAACATTAGTCCAAAAAGGAGATTGAAATATATCTCCTTTTATTTGAAATTTCCTGTTTATAGATGCAGCTTGTGGCTGTACTGAAACATCTAAATAATTAAAAGTTAAACATATGTACATTTTCAGGGACTCTGCTGTGAAGTACAGTCCCTTTTAAAAGATTACCATTTAATTTTAATCATATTATTCCTATTAGAAAGAAAGAAGATGTAGTGAAAAATAGTTTATTTGATGAATATAAGGAGCTGATCACTCCTTATATTTTTCAACTGAAGTATGCAAAAAATCCGGTATGGGTATGCACTGGAAGTGGGTATGGGTCTGCATCACAGATGGGTGTGGGTATGCACCACAACTGGGCATCATATCATTATATATATTATCAGTAACTATTTATTCAATATCTAGATTAGGAGCTTCGCTCCATATACAATTCATCAAATAAACAAAAAATCAAATGAATCATTTTATAATGCCTAAAACAGAGTCACTTAGTTTTTTAGAAGAAGCCACTTTATTAGTTCTTTGCAGACAAGGTTTGCAAAATGATGGTACGGTTCATATAAGCAGAGAGACAATAGCAAATAAGATTGGAATTAAGGAGTTAGATACTATTTCAAAATATACCAAGAAACTTCAAACACTTGGATATATAGAAAAGAAGGATGCTTATGACAAGAGAGGACACAATCTTGTAAAATATTGCATAAAAGTTAATAAACACTTCAGAGTTCTATCAAATAATCTTTACAACATAAATCCAAAACTTGCTGTATTTGTTTCCAGAATTGCTGATTATAGAGTTGGAAAGAGCAATGATGTTTATTACAATAACAGAACATTAGCAGAAAAGATTGGAGTTAAGGAAAGAACTTTTTATAACTATATTAAAGAAGCCATTAACCTAGGTATTGTATCTAAATTAGATGATGGCTATCATTTAAGTGAAGAATGATTCCCAAGAGTTAAACAGAAGCTCACAAAAGCCGAACTTAACGATGTAAAAAAACTTGCTCAATCTGCAGATTCTAAGGTTGCTAGAATGGCGAAATGGTTTATGGACAATGAGTTACAGAATCAAGATAACTGTAAAGACCTTTATAATAGATTACTTGCTGGTACTTTAAATGTAAATACTTATGAAATGGATTAATGTTTGTATTGGAGATTTTACAAAGGAACAATTAAAGCACATAGATAAATATCTTAATAAATATGTGTTTGAATGTTGATTAGGAGCCAACGATAGAGAACGTACTGGTTATAAAGAGTTGGAACAATTCGGAATTGATTGGGATGATGTACGTTCTGTTATAGGAAACCCATCTGCAACTGGTGGATATATGTTTCCTAAAATAAATTACGTTAGAGTTGGAGGTAGTAGAAATAAAAAAGATTATTGACTTAATCCTGCTGTATTTGATGAAGCTGACATTTATACTGTTCTTTTAAATAGAGACACAGAATATCTGTTAACAAAAGAACAGATGCTGTGATTTGATCCTGCTTTATTTGCTGTATTGCCAGATAACCTTAAATGTTCTTTTATTAGAAAAGTTAAAGAGATTAAAATGAGTTGCCCAGCAAATGAAATTTTAGAGTTATATGTTGATCATTACAGAGCTGGAGATTATACTGAAATAAAAGGTTGAATGGATTACGATGAGACGAAGTTCAATATGTTATCTGAACCTCTACAGAAGTGATTTAAAAACAAACTCGCTAAATGAGAATTAAATGTTCCGGCAGAAGAATTACTTGATCTTACATTGAACAAGTATGGTATATGCGACCATAAGTAATCCTTATAAATGAAAATAATTGATTATTAGCTTATTAATTGGATAGGTTCAAGTTCAAAATGGATCAAATAAAAAAGGACTCCCATTTCTGGGAGTCCATAGTCCAATTTAGAAAGGTAAACAGTCTTGTTCATAATGTTCCTGAAATTCGAGTGCTTGTTTCACTTCTTTCCTTTGATTAGATGTTGCTCTCCTGAAGAAAGTATCCAGATCAGTTAACACAATGTTATCAAATCGGATAGACTCAACCTCAGCAAGCTCATTCTCAATGAAACTAGCCATTAAGTCAGCTCTGCTAACTCCTTCGGCACCAATGCGAAAGAACGGATCGCTCTTTGTGAAATTCCTATCGTACAGAATATACCTCATAGAGCTAGTCATTTAAAGGATACATCTTAATAGTGATTTCACCAACGTCATTGTTCCTCCAGAGCTTCGCAAAGGAATAACCGTCTGTTTCCATTGAAGCGTTCTTCTGATGGTCTGCAATCAACTTGTAGCCTACCAGTTGTTCAACAAATCCAGCTCTGACAGTTTCAAAATCAGCAGAAATGGTGAATGATTTCGGGATCAGTATGCGTTCAGCAACTGTCCAACCTTTAGTGGGATTCCACTCTTGAGTCAGTACATACTTACTCATAACAAGAAATAAATTAAATTAAACATAACTGGATTTCTCCAGATAAGTCAACTTGACTTATTTCTCTGGCTTTGGGCTGGGCTGAATACCATACACCTGACGTTGTTATGCTTTTCAAAGAACTCAATCTAAATTGGGCGGTAAAGATAATAAAAAAAGAGGAACGTTGTCCTCTTTCTTTTAGATATTTTGAACAGCTTTAAACACTGTCTTATCTACCAGTTTGGAGTAATGTTGTGTTTGCTTGATGTTAGAATGTCCAAGCATCTTAGCCACAACCTCAATAGAAACTCCTTTATTGAGCATATAAGTAGCAAAGGTGTGTCTACCTATATGAGTGTGCATTGGCTTCGTTATACCGCATAAATCGGCTATTTCCTTGAGGTACGAATTGTACTTCTGATTTGACAGAACTGGCAATTCAAAGTCATACTTCTTGATGATCTCAACAGCTTCATCAATTAAGACAGTTAAATAACTGATTCCAGTCTTTACTCTGCATTTCTTGATGAAGATTTGATTCCCATTAAACTGAAAATCCTCTTTGGTTAGATTGGCCATATCCGCATAAGCAAGGCCAGTAAAGCATTGGAAAAGGAACAAATCTCTGACCTTCTCCAACCTTCCATTAAATGACTTTCTTTTAATTGCTTGTATTTCATCAGAAGTAAGATATTCCACTTCCTTAGTTCTCTTGGAAATCTTGATGCTGTTAAATGGATTGATTTTGAGCTTACCATTATCCAGAGCATAGGTGATGATAGTCTTCAACTTGACCATCATAGCAGCTGATGTGGTTGACTCATATTTCTTGTTCAAGTCAGCATAGAAATTGGCTATAACTCCATTTGTAATCTCTGTTACTTGCTTGGTATTTGAGATACTTCCATAGAACAGATCTCTGACTATCTCATACTTCCTATAGACAGCAGCAGTTAAGTTAACTCCAACTCTCTTCTTGAGAATCTTGAGGTATTCATCAAATAAGTCCTGAATTGTGTATGAAGTAGTACAACCATTCTGAATGTAATCTTTCAAGCTTGCTGCTGTTACTGGAACGTCATTCTTGACAAGTTCCGTTTGAGCAATAACAACCTTCTGATAGATCTGCTCCAGATATTCCTTTATTGGATTCATCTTCTTAGATGCAACTTGCTTCTGGAACATCTTCGGATCCTCCTTCATAGGAAGAGTCAGATAAGTTCTCTTCCCGTTAATGATGATAGACATTTCTACTGGAGCTTTGCCAGCTTTTGTGACTTTGCTCTGTCTGCAAACAAAGCCAATGTTGAAAGTAGTTCTCATTGCACTGAGTGTTAATAAGTTAAACCAGTCGCAAGTTTGAAAACCAACCAGTCGCAAATTAGAGCTATTTTAGGAGGTATATAAAACAAAAAACCACCTCCAGAATGGTCTGGAAGTGGTTTCTGCGGTGCGGACGAGGCTCGAACTCGACAGTTAATCCGCTATGTTTCATCCACTTCCAGATAGTCAAATAACTCCAGTCGCAAATAGTGAATTTTCACTTGCTCTGCAAAGATAAAAAAAGTTGAAAATTTTTCAAAAATTCATCAAATAAATTTGCATATAACAAAAATGTTTCGTAACTTTGTTATGTAAGAATTAGAGCCAATTCCGGCTCTTTATGTTAAACCCTCAAATACCATTTATATGAACTACAAAGTCACTTCTGACGGTAGTTTGTTATTCCTTATGGATGAGAACTACCACATAGATTACATAATAGATATCGAAAACAAAACCCTTGTTATTACAAAGAAAGATGAAAACAGACAGTCAATCTCTTAATCAACTAGCTGACATATTCCTTCAGCGATGAGGAATAGAGTTAAATACTTATAAAGATCAGTTCCATAGAACGGATATGTGATTTGAATGAAATGGAACTACGAAAGATGTAGAAGTTAAAAGAAGAAGATTCCAGAGTAACAAATATCCTACAACCATCATAAATGAAGATAAGTTCATTGAGCTGTGTAAGAAGAATGCTTGCTTAGTTATAATGTTTGATGATTGTTGATTTGTATGCAAGAACGTCAGATCTGCTTACATTAAGACTACTTCAATGTATGCCAGACATACTACAGATTTTGGAGGAAATTACGAATGATCCAATAAGATAGAATTGGACTTAAACAAGTTTACCAGATATGAATATTAGTGAGAAACACAGAGAATTACTGCATAGCCTTTTAGATGAAATGCTATCAAATAAAGAGTGATATGGAACTCTTAGTTATATGGAAAATATAGATGATAAGCCAATTAGACTAACACTTAAACTTGAAAAATATGACGAATAATGAAATACTTCTCAAATGGCTCCCGTTCTTCAAGGAGTTGTTTGAGAAGTTTGGTGTAAATGAGGATTGTCAGCAAATGATCTTTGTTGACTTTTTGTTATATGATAATGCCAAATTGAATGAGTTAGATAACAACAAGCAACTAAGATATTGAATCGTCAGGTTCATTAAGAACTACTGATTCTCAAAAACATCCAGATACTACGCACAATATGAAAAATATTACGAAATCCATTCAGAACTCCCAGAAGATTAACTTAGATGAATTACTTGCTGACTATCAATTTGATTTTGGACTCTTTACTGATTTAGATGATAGACTGTTGGAGATAGCCGATAAATGAAGCAGTTTAAAAGAGACAGATAAGATTATTATGATATTATATGCTGAGTATGGCTCTCTAAGGAAGGTTGGTTCTTTACTTGGATTCTCACATTCAACTATTGATAAATACATAAAAGAAATAAGAGCAAAACTATGTTAAATATCTTTTACATTGCAGTTATTTTGGTTTTTATAATTGATTTGTCTGGATTTATAGATAATATCAGTAAATGAATCTGGAAGAAACTATATCCAAAAGTAAAATACACTGATTGACGAATTCCAAAACCGTTTAGTTGTTCTTTATGTGCAACGTTTTGGAGTGGACTTGCTTATTTGCTGATTACTGGAACTTTCAGTTGGTTTATGCTTTTATATGTCTGCATATTGAGTTTCTTAACCCCAGTAATTGCAAATATTCTAATAGCGATAAAAGATGGCCTTATTTGGCTTGTAGAAAAGATGTACGAACTATTTAACTAAATGTTATATTTTATGGAGAAATTAAATGAACAAGAATTCAATTTTTTGAAGCAATATGAAGATAGATTAAAATCCGCTTCAAATTCAGCATATGTCAAGTCTATGTCTAGTGCAGTTGTCCATACAATGAGAGAAATTTACTCTAGATTAATTGGACAGATTTATTCTATGAATGAGAATTGCGGAAGTTGTATTTTAACCCTATGTAGAAAATTGTACAAACCTTATGAAGAATACAAACAATCAATCGAAGGGAACTCCGCTGGATGCACAGCAAAGGGTGAAGAAGATACTCCAAATGTTAGCGGAGGGAAAGAACAGACAGCAGATCCAACAGACTCTTAAAGATGAATGTGGAGTATCACAATCCACAATTAATTCTGACTTTGTTAAGGCTCTTGCAGAACTCAAAAAACAGCAAGAACCTTTTGTTAGTGAAATTAAAGCTGTAATTGCAGATAGATATGAAGTCCTTTGAAACAAAGCTGTTGATAAAGGTGACTTAAAAACAGCAGCGACTGTTCTTAAACAAGAATCTGAGTTATTTGGACTTAATGTACAAAAGCAGGAAGTTGATTTATCTGCTGGCGAATTTGTTATTGAGTTCAACTAGTATGAAGGTAAAATATCCTAAATTAAAGGCTTGACAGAAAGAAGCATACGATTATATTGCAGATTCTCCAAATCAAGGAAAGGTTCTTGTAATAAAAGCTAAACGGCAAGTTGGTAAAAACTTCTTAGGAACAGCAGTTCTCTTGAATTACTGTTCTATGGGTAAAGTAAATGCCATTCTGGAACCTTCTTTGAACCAATGTAGAAGAGTTTTCAAACAGATAACTAAAGCACTTTCAAGATCTGGACTACTTGCTTCTTGTAATGCATCAACTCTGACAATAGAATTCCTCAATGGAGCTGAAATAATGTTTAAATCAGCTGCTCAAGGTGACAATCTTAGAGGTGATACTATTACCGGAATTTTGATTATAGATGAAGCTGCCTTTATACCAGATGAAATTATTGAGACTATCCTACCTACAATAGATGCTAACAATGCTAACCTGATGATAATTTCAACTCCATTGTTTACATCAGGTTATTTTTATGAAGAATACATCTCTGAAGGACTGAATAAACTTGTCTTAGATTGGAACCAATATGACACTTCTGAGTTCTTATCTGCGACCAAACTTGAAGAATACCGAAAGAAGTTATCTCCAAATAAGTTCAAGTCAGAGTATCTTGGACAATTCATTACTGAAAATGGATTATTATTCAGCAACTTAGAGAATTGCATTGGTGTTCCATCTAAGAAAGGTAAGGTTTACATTGGAATTGACTTTGCATCAGGTTCTGGTTCCGACTACACTGCTATATGTGGAATTAATGAGGACGGAGAACAACTATTCATAAAAAGAATCAAGGATATGCCACCTACTCAACAAGTAGAATGGTTAGCTGATATAATCAACAGTCACAATACAGTGAAGATTCTTGCTGAAAAGAACTCCATTGGTGCTGTTTATATTGATATGCTTAAAAAGAAGATTAGATGTCCTATAACCAACTGAACAACCACTAATTCATCTAAAAAGGATTTAGTAACCAATCTCCAGTTGGCTTTAGAGAATAAACAAATAAAAATACTTGGAGATGAAAAGATGCTTGATGAACTCAGAAAATATCAAGCTGATGTAAACCTTAAAACCAACGTAGTTACATATAATGCATCAGTTGGTAATGATGATCAGGTGATTGCTTTAATGCTTGCTTGGAAGGCTTACAAAGGAACTCTGGGTAATTATAATATTAGTGTTGTATAATGAAATGAGAGGAAATTACAGTTAAAAAGTATTATGAAATACTAGACATTCTAAAAGATGATGTAGGGGATGCAATAGAACTTAATTCCAGATTAATTGATTGCATTTGGGGAATTGATTCAGCTGACATTCCAATCATTAGATTTAGTTGGTATTTAGATGAATTGAAGTTTCTTCAAAAACCTTATGAACCCAAACTTCCTAAAAAGGAATATGTGGTAGCTGGAAAGAAGTTTAAACCGATCTTGGATGTTTCTAAAATTACTACTGCTCAGTATATTGACTTTCAAGAGTTAGTTAAACGAAGTGACCATAAGCTTCTTTTAAATGTTTTGTTTATTGAGGACGGTAAGGAATATGGAGAAGTTGATAATTCAGATTTACTTTGGGAAAATCTTACTTTAGATGCTTATTCTGACGTAATGTATTTTTTTCAAAGGCTATTACTGGACTTAATGAAGGATACCCTCAACTCTTCCAAAAAGATTCTCAAGAAGATGTACAGAAAAGAGAAGGATCCACAGAAGAAACAAGAAATGATGGATCAGATGGTGAAGATTCACCTAGCTCTTTTGGAGCTAAATGAGAATGGATTAGCTGAGTGAGTTCAGTAAGTAAGGAACTTGGAATCAGTTGATTTGAAACATATAAGATAAAAGCAATGGTATTCTTGAACGTTATATGTTTTCTGATAGACAAGTCCAATGAAGAAAAGAGACAAATAGAGCAATGAAAACGTAAACACTAATGGAAGACGATATTTTATTACACATTTTACAGCAATATGGAAATCAAATAATTGACTCTTACAGAAGGAAGCTTTACGAAGGTGGATCAAATGCTACTGGCTTACTTGGCAACTCTTTAACAACTCAAGTTAATGCTGAAGATGGCATCTATGAAGTAACTCTACAAATTCAAGACTACTGAAAGTATCTGGAATATGGTAGATTACCGGGAACTTTCCCAAACATAGATGCCATTAGAAAGTGAATTCAAGTAAAGCCAGTAATTCCAACAGTTCAATCAAATGGAAAGATTCCTACTTTGAGTCAGCTCACTTATTTGATCTCTAGAAAGATTGCGAGAGATGGGATAGAACCTAGATACTATCTCAATAACACATTAGATGAAATTGATCTTACTCCTTTAGAGGAAGGTATTACAAGATCACTTGAAAAACAATTAGATAACGAATTAAGACAATTATAA